CATAAACTCCGACGCAACCATCGTGACCCGTTCAGAATCAAGAACGACGTTATGCCCAATCGGAGGAGGGGGAGTCTCCTTTAACGCGAGACACGGCCGGAGAAGACCGAAGATCCTGGACAAGCGAAAGGCCAAGCCGCCCCTGAAGCCCAACTCATCCGGCTGGAACCGGAATGACTTCAGGGTCGGAAGATGCCAAGAAAAGAAGGCCCGGGCGGCCCTCCACTTGACATCTGGACTTTGACCAGCAACAAACTTGTCCAGGGTAGAACCCAAGGAATGTGGATAATCTACGGCGCGTAGCATACCGAAGCGAAGCGTAGGGACTACGGTTAGATAGTCCCCAGACCATTCAAACAGAGTCGAATTGAGCGTTCCAAACTCAATCGATACTGACGTCTTCGTCTTCTCTACTTCAAGACCCAACGTAGATACCACATCAACCCAGGTCTCGAAAAACGATCGATCATTCACTTGAAAGAGAATGTCGTCACCATTGATCTGAAGAGGGAAAGCCTTCAATCCGGCTTGCTTCCTAGCCCATTCTACGGCAACGTAGTTTTGGACGCAGAGAAGCCAGAACGAATTATACGATCCCATCATCTGACCACGGGTAGGTAAAATCCAAATCGTAATCGAGGTTCCAGAGACGAGGTCTCAGAGCTTTCATGGCGTGGTCTTTGACAGAATCCGGTATCGAAACCGAATTCTCAAGGACTTCCTCCATGATCCACTCTGCGACCTCGACTGGAAGGTTGTCGGTAGCAGACCGATAATCCCCGGAAACCAGAGTTCCACCCGAACGCTTAAACCCAGCCGTCCTAAGCTTTTCGGCAGTAGGATCACCTCTCATAAGCCAACGTGTACGCGACAGGATCGCGTACGCAGACTTGTGAAGCGGCTCTAAACAAAAATCGCTTGACGCGAATTTGGTAAGAGCACGAGGCTTCCCAGCCGATTGGACTACCATCAACTGACCTGACACTTCGGTCTCATAGCCGCCCGTAAGGACGGCATCCAAGAAACCGAGGTGTTCGCCTTCGAAAGCGCCCAGCGCGCCTCCAAAGCGACGGGTCGAGTCGGTGGTGGCGGACAAACCAGGGGCCGCCGAATAACAGAAGTCCGAATAAAGGCCTGAGTCCCAGCCTTTTCTAAACAACGATCGGACCTTATTTCGCACAAAACCCTGGTAGCCCTTAGGAAGACTCCTCTTGCCTCGAGACAGGCAAGCAGCGAGACCACGGAGCTGACCTTCCTCCATACACTTACACGACGCCGGAAGTAATTTCTTTATCGATTGGAAAGCGAGAACTTGACTTTCCACCTTTGAAGGACAACTAGACAGAAACGACTTTACGGACTTACTCATCTTCGTGCA